CCTATAAAGTTGTCTAGTTATTTACTAGATGTGTTTATTGTATCGTAGTTGAAACTGTTGTCAACAATTATTTTATAGATTTGTAAAATTCTTGCTCATAAACGTATGTAGCCTTGCTGTAGTCGTACAATAACTGTGCTACGCCAGGATGACCTGTGCTGTTAAAACGTACTTTTTGTATGTGAACCTGTGTTTCTTGTGGTGCGTTCATTACGTCACGCCATACAGTAATACAGTTATCTGCTTTGTTGTAGAAGTGAGCGGAGCCAGCAACATCGTAAGGTCTAGGTACAGGATAGTTACCATCTTTATCTTTAGCCATCTTTGTAGGATGTGCCACTAAGAATAGATGACATCTAAACTCACGAGCAGCTCTACGTAGTTCTGTTAGCACACGGCTAATGTATTCTGTTTCTGTTAATCCTGCTGGTCTGTAGTGATCCATCTCATTCCAAGGGTCAATCACCATAGCTCTAGGCTGTGTAATAGACATATCTAGCCATGGTAACGCTTCATCAATAATGTTAATTGGTGTGAAGGCAGTTTCTTCAGGCTTAATGAACGCAAAGTTCTTATTCATCCTGTCTATAGAAGCAAGCATCTCATCATGTGACATACGATGTGAACCAAAGAAAGGTTTACCTGCATACTTCTCTATGATTTTCTTAGCGTGCATCTCTAAAGGATGGTTTTCAGGACTAAACATTGCAATACGATAGTTGTGTTGAATAGCAAGGTTGACGCAAAGTGCATCCAACCATTCGCTCTTACCATGAGAAGGCATACCTGTAATAACAGTGAACTCACCATGCTTAACAGTAAAAAACTCATCAACATTACTCCATCCAGTTGTATGTCCACGTGCTACTCCTTCTTCGTAAAGGTTTTCAATATCGTTTATAAGGCTTTTAGGATTGATAATCATTTTTAATCCTTAATGCTTGCTCAATAGCACGATACGCTTCGTAATTTGTTGCAAATGAATCAAATGTTTTTAATCTTATATTTTGTATCTCATCATCCGTTAAGCCTTTCCATGCTTGTTGTTTTAGTGCTTCTTTGCAAGTGTTGATTGCTAAAGTAAAATCAACTTGTGTTCCTTCCTGATAACATTTCATATCATTTAACGCTATCTTCAATGCTTCGTCTTTACTCATAATAAAACCTCATTAATTCTTTTTTCTGCTATATCAAAATAATTTTTATCTAATTCTATACCAATAAAGTTACGATTAAGATTTTTGCAAGCTACACCCGTTGTGCCTGACCCCATAGTAAAATCTAAAACAGTTTCATTTTCATTGGTATAAGTTTTAATAAGATATTCAATTAGTTTATCTGGCTTTTGGGTTGGATGTAGTTTATTTATCCTGGGATTAGCCATATCAATAATGTTAGTAGGATAGTACATATCAGAATAATTTTCAAAACCATTAATATAACCTTCACCAACTACCCTTGAAACTTTTTTAGCCCCGCCTCTTTTTCGCATTTTACCTTGACGCATTATAGGATAATAATTACAACGCTTTTGACTAAAGACAATTATATCCTCTTCAATCTGTAATGGCATCAATTTAGCATTTTGAAAGCTACCACTTTGTTTCTTATTCCAAACCCATTTATGTTTATATTTTTTTATATTGCTACTAACTAATAAAGATGTAAAAGGTTCTCTCCCAAACAAAACAATTGCCCCATTAGGTTTAATGATACGTTTTAACTCTGCCCACATAGCCTCAAACGGAATAACACTATCCCATTTGCAAGCAGTCGTGCCGTAAGGTGGGTCTGTAATGATTGCATCAATGCTAGCGTCAGGTATTAACTTCATTACTTCTAAACAATCTCCATTGTGTAATGTAATCATAGTGACAACCTAACTTCTTTGTTAGCTACCTTTGCCCAGTTGCTTCTTATAGCATTCATAAATGCTGCATCCCAATCTGTATATGTATAACCTTTAGCTTGAGACAATATTACAAAGTGTTCAAGATGTTTTTCCAAATCACTAAAACCTTTTTGATTAGCCCACCTTTTTACTCTTTCGCTAACACTAAAATCATCAGGTATTAATGTATCTCTTTTACCTTGACTAACCTTACCTATACTAACCTGTGGTTCCAGTTTGGATACATCTTGTATACATACTGTATCCATTGTATATACGTTATTGTTTTTTAATGATAATTTATTTTTGTGTTCGCTATACACGGTAGGCTTGTATCTATCTTTCTGAATAAGGTTGTGTATTTTCCAATGCTTGATTACACATACACCAGTTTCAAAAGGAATAATAAAGTTTTTAGATAATAGTATCTTTAGGTCATCGTCATTGCATCCAAGCATACGCTGTATTTTCTTAGCGTTGTTAATAAACCCATCATCATCTGCACGCATAGATAAATGAAAGTATAAGGCTTGTGTTGATAATGGCATATCTAAAAAAGCATCACTATCAATAATAGTTTTTGCAAACATTCTACGTTCAGCCATTATTTTTCATCCTTATAAACAATTAAATTTTTAATGATTTTAAATTCTTGACACTCGACAAAGTTATCACAACATTCTTTTAAACCCAATCCAATGTTAAAAACTTCTTCATTAGATAATATAAAAAATTCTCTATTATTATTAACTCTGTTATCTGCCCATAAATTATGTAATTTATTTTCTAATGATTGAGGATCAAACACTTCGCCATAACAAACTACTGAATAAGGAATTGGAACTGCTGTTTTAGATGATAATTCAGAACATCTTTGCAAGGGTGATTTTTCTGTAAAACCTATTTTATAAATTTCAGGCATAATATCGTTGTTAAGTATGTATACAAATCCGTAAGCCATTTTTTTACCCCAAAAAAAAGGGCTGTTAAATAAGTGGGACTAGCACTTAAATAACAACCCTGATACCAGAGGCATCATTAATTACGGCTTCTAGTCCAAGCCATTAATCATACCACTACCGTAATGCTACCACAAAACGCATAAAATTGCCAATACTTAATAGCTATATAAAGCGCAATCTATATAACTAGTTTAAATATATGCTAATTACTAAACCCAAAGTTTACTTACGACCTAAAAAATAAACCAATTAAAAAAATTTATCAATCTTTGTTGTTTAATTTAAAAATAAATGTTGACATTAGTTTCAAAGTCGATACAATGAACACATCAACAACAGGAGAGCAACATGGATAACTTAACAATCGTAGTATTAGGTCTTGCAGTATTCATTATAGTTTTACTTATTGGCGAAGCATTAGCTAAATTTTTTGATTGGAAATAATCATGAGCGACCATAGAGAGTATTACCTTAATAACCCACACGAAATACCAGCAGAGGATGATGACATGGAATGGCTAGAAAATGCAATTGAAGATGCAGCAGATGAAGATGCTTTTGTTGCAGAGTTATTGTTTGATGAGTATGTAGACTTTGATGTAACTAAAGCTACGTTACGTGCAATGTTTAAGTCTTACTGCAAGCGTATGCACAGCACTAAAAAAGGTGCTAAAGAAGAAGCTGATGCAGACCTATTGATATTTACCAAGTCACTTATGTCAGCCATGTATATTGCTGCTGAGGATATTGTTATAGGAAGGAATGAGTAATGTGCCAAGGAATGTATGAATACCAGGTAACTCGTGAGGAGTATGAAGATGAAGATGAAATCGTATGTATATATTGTGGTGAACCTAAAGGCGAGAGTCTTGGGTGCTGTGGTGAAAACCATTGGACTACTGCAAAAGAGATGTTATAATATCAAACTTGAAACAAAGAAAGGTGAGTATGAAAGAGCAATTAATGATAAGTGTAGACGAAGCAGCAGAGCTTTTGAACGTCACACCTGCCTGGGTCAGACGACTATGTGCAAACAAAAGAATCAATGCTGTACGAGTAGGCAATCAATGGGTAGTGTTAGACTTTAACGGATATGAAAGGACTAAATAATGATAACTACATTAGTAGTAAACGGATTAGAACTAACAGTAGAGTATGACCTAGATATTAGTGCAGTTTACTTTGGTGATTTGGAATCAGAGTACGTAGAGATTGATATTAAAAAAGTAGTATGGATGGGTAACGATGTATTACCTCTTATTACTGCACTAGAGGATGTAGAAGCACTTAAATTAATTATTCGTGATAGATTTGAGGACATAGAATGAACTACGCAGAACTAAGAAAGATTAACGTCAATGAGCATATCGAAAAGAAGAATGGTTTATCGTATCTCTCATGGGCATGGGCATGGGATGAATTTAAGCAAGCATATCCTGATGCAATTTATAAAGTAGTTAAGTCAGAAAATGGATTGCCTTATTTTGAATCGCAAGCAGGTGTTATGGTTTACACAGAAGTTACCGCAGGAGGTATTACACATGAAATGTGGCTTCCGGTAATGGATGGTGCAAACATGGCAATGAAACGTGAAAAATATACATATAAAACTAAATATGGCGAAAAAACTTGTGATGCTTTTGATATGTTTGATGTAAATAAAACAATAATGCGTTGCTTGGTAAAAAATTTAGCAATGTTTGGACTTGGAATTTATATATATGCTGGTGAAGATTTGCCGGAAGAAGATTCAAATTCTTCAGTAAAAAAGCCTGAGTCTGTAACTCCGTTAGCTGGTGCATTAGATAACTTTAGTGCAGCAGATAAAGAATTGTTACACGGAATTGCAGAAGAAATTACATGGTTAGTAAAAAATGATGATGTACAAGCAGCAAAAGATTCAGTATCAGATTTAACAAATGAAGAAAAGACTGCGTTATGGTCTTTACTTGATTCTAAAACCCGTAGCACTTTAAAGAAAGGTAATTAAAATGGCACAATACGAACAACGAGATAACTCTGGTAGTTTATTTAAGAACAACCGAAAAGAAAAGGAAAATCACCCTGACTACACCGGTAACTGCATGGTTAATGGTAAAGAGATGCGTATGTCAGCATGGTTAAAAGAAGGCAAGTCAGGTAAGTTCTTTAGCTTTGCATTTAGTGAGCCATACGTTAAAGAAGCAGGTGAGCCAGCTAAAGCTAATGGTTATGTAGCGGATGCGTTTGAGGATGATATTCCGTTCTAAGGTTATGGGCGAAAGCGGATGCTGATTTATTTCTCTTGAGATAGTTTCTCTATGACAGATAAATAGTGCAGCGAGTAGCCCACCCAGTTATGGGGGAAAGCATTATTAGTCGTCAGACCTCAATATCTTGTGATTATTTTATTGAACCTGCAAGTACCCCACCAATTAAGGAGATAGTTATGGAATTTAAAACATCAAAGAAATGTTATTTACAGTCGATTATTGCAGTACGTAGACGTATCAAAATACTTGAGTTGCTAAAAGATAAAATCTTAACAACAAAACAGATTACAACAGAACTAGACGAGAAAGCAGCACGTATCATTGAGGATATGCAACGCTTAAAGCATGGTGGATATGTTGTTGCAGACCATAAAGGTAACTGCCCATTAGGTAAGAAGCAGTCATTATTCTATAAAAAGACTAAAAAGAAATACTATGGTTACGAGTTTATTGCTTCTATTGAGATGAACAATGACTTAGAAACTGCGTTAAAAGAATACAAAACTCAAATTAAGATTAATATTAACAATGATAAGCCAGGTAAAGATGTCTACATTAAAGTAGAAGGCAATCCTAACGCTACTATTGTGATGAACTCTAACAGACCTGCTGGGTTCTATGCGTATCAAAAACCTAAACCACAAGTTAATCGAGGTATTGGTAGTACATTCTCTTTATATGATGGAGCTACGCTATGAAACACAAATGGCACAAAGAAATAAAAGCATGGGCTGATGGTGCGGAGATTGAAAGTAAATTTAGCTACATTGCAGATGAAGATGACCCTGAATGGTATATTGATAGATTTCCAGATTGGGACAATGATGATATTAAATTTCGCATTAAACCACAGCCTAAAGAGCCACAGTATTTGTATGCTTACTATTTAGCTGGAAAATTAGAATGGTCTGTAAATAGATGGAGCGATGATTTTAAATATGAATATTTAGGTAAAATTAAACTAGAGGATTAATCATGGAAGTTATCAAACAGATTTTAGTTAAACAAACGTATGACGAAAGATTGAAATATGACCAATATCTACGCAAGGTTGAAGAAGTTAAGTTTGAGATGGCAGAGCGTTATAGATTGCATCCTAACAACTTTATTACAAAGGAAAACAGGAATGACGATTTTAGAGATTGTAACGTGCCTCTTTATCTGTGCAGGAATCGTTCGGCATTGGTAGAAGATTGGGATGAGAAGCGTATAGATACTATTGGTTCAAACGGAAACGAAGGATTCCACTATGGTGAACTATAGCGATAAACACTATGAGCTTCTTGCTACCACCATTAAACGCTACTTAAAAGGTGCTGGTGATAACATTACATTAGTCGAACTAGGTAAAGCGATTAACATGATTGTAGAGATGGTTGAGCGTGAGTCTATGAGAGATATGCGTGAGGAACATAACAAGTGAAATTTAACATACAGATTGAAGATGAAGATGTGTTATGTGATTTAATTGATGATATGTTTGTTTCTTTACTTAACCGTGAATTAAAAAGCACACAAGAGTTTTTAGATAATGATGGATGGAAGCATCCAGATGATGTTAAAGTTTGGGAAAAAAATATCAAAGCGTTAAAAGTATTAATTAAATACTATGGAGGCGATAATGGAGCTGACAGTAACTAGCATTACCGAGCATGAAGATGGAACTGCTGATGTAGAGCTAAAAATGGATGAGCAAACTAAGTTATGGTTAATTAACTATGCCTTTATAGATATTTTAAGCATTGCTTTAGATGACGTTGAACAATTGCATAAAAAGGATATAAAAATTGAACTTGGTGATTGAGTACATATTATGTTACAGCACAGCGTTTTTTCTAGGCTTTGCTTGTGGAATTGCTATTTATTATTTTTATAGGGAAAAGGTAAATGGATAAAGAAAAAGTATCAGCGCAAGAGCCTGTGGCTTGGAATGAAGAAGAATTTAATGCTATTGCTTATGCGTATAGAACGTGTCCAGTTTATGAAATGGAGATGGTTAGTCAGCGATACCAAGAGTTAGTAGCTTATGTTTTATCAATTGCCAACAATAAGAAATGGCAAGGATTAACGGATGATGAGGCATTGCAAATTTATATTGATGACCCTGCCATTGCTAGTCACAAAGACCCGCATTTAATTAAGTATGCACGAGCTATTGAGCAAGCATTGAGGATTAAAAATGGAACTTAAACTAATTTTATTATGTTGCTTATTCAGCTTTATCACAGGTACATATACAGCAGTTATGGTTACAAAAGATAGAGGTTGTACTGTTACCTATTCTAAAGGCAATGAAATACATATTATGACAGGAAGATTATGAGTGCATTAGATACACAGGTTTCAGGACAACATTATAAAAACTACATTATTCAGCCAGTAGAGTTTATTGTGAAGAATGACATTGCTTTCTTAGAGGCAAACGTGATTAAGTATGTTTGTCGACATAGAGCAAAGAATGGACTTGAAGATTTAGAGAAGGCTGAACATTATATTCAACTAGCGAAAGAATTATATTATGGCAATTAAAGCATTTCCACATGAAGAATGGTTAGATACAACAGACCCTAAAGTTTTAAATCCGATTAGACATCATGGAATGGATTTAAGAGATTACTTTGCAGCAAAAGCTATGCAAGCAATATTGTATGGAAGTTTCACAAGAATTGGTCAAGAAGGAATTGAAGATAACAGACTACCTTATCAAAATGTTGAAGACCTTATATCAAAGACTGCCTATGAATATGCAGACGCAATGATGGAGGAAAGAAATGGCGATTAACGATATTACTGGTGACAATTTAATCAGCAGAACGCTGAGTAAAGAAGGTGAAGAACAGTTTGATAAGATATTTGGGAAGAAGAAAACTAACGGAGGTTGGAAGCCACCTTCAATTGATGATGCTTACGAGCAAGAAGAAAAGCTAGAAAGAAATAATAGAGAATTAGAATAATATTTATTAATAATAAGGCTGGGACTTCATGGAGGTATAGGCTCTTAGTCCCGTATGCTTTCCTATACTGCAAATTATATTTTACTTTAAATAATAAAAGTAAAATATAACTTTTTATATATTACTTATTCATAACGTACATAGTTACTTCAAATCCAAATCTTAATTCCGTTGCTGATGGTTTAGTCCACATGGTATTTCTCCTAATTAGTTAGCTCTTTATTGAGCATGACTAATAGTATCAAAAAAGTGAAAAATGCGAATCTGTAGGATTATTAAATATGGCTAGTGATTATCATGGTTGTGGGTCATATCCAAACTCATGGATAGAATCTCCATTTGTATAAATATCTTTAGCCTTCACTTTTTGTTTAATAATTTTATAGTTACCATCAAGTGTATTTTCTCCATGCTGCCTTGCGTAATCTTTATTAATTGTTACCCAATCACCTGAGTTTAATTTTCCTTTAACATCTTTTGGAACAGCTCTATAAATTTCAACTTCAGCTTCAGGATTGCCTTTAAATTTGCTAACAATTGAAAAAGATTTTGCATCCAATAAATTATCACCAGTTCCATAATATTGAATAGCTTTGTTACTATAAATATCAGAAGGATAAATTGAACCTCCTCCTGTTAAATCATATAATGGCGCACCAGAACCTTTCATTGGAGGTCTATGTTGCATACCATATTCCAAAATTCCAGTTGGCTTAATATTTTCAACTTGATTAGCAATATCTGGATAAATATTGTTTTCTGCATTTGATAAAGCAGTCCTGGCTTGATTTAATATATTTTGAGTTTCTGGAGTTCTTGAAAGTTTATTTGATTGTAAAGCCAATTTAAATTGTTCTCTTAATTTTGATAAATCATCAACACCAACAGACTTTGTCATTCCACCAAGAGAAGGAACAAAAGGCAATAACCCAACTGCATTTAATGCAGCAGA